GAGGAACTGCGTGGGGGCCGCGGGCGGGTCCAGGTCGATGTTGTCGCTGAACTCATAGGTCATTTCCAGTGAACCGTTGTAGCCCGAGGTTGCCCGCGAGACGTTGCCGACAATCCGCCCAAGGCGCACGGGCACGATCCAGGGGTTGGTGAAGGTTTCGGCCAGCGGTCGGTTCAGCGTCAAAGTCCCGGCGGAGACGATCCCCACGTCAGCGGTCGCGCTCTTGCGGTTGGACTCCCAGATCATGATCAGCGCGCCGTCCCGGTAGTCGGAGGCGGTCGTGTCGATGTTGATCACGGTCGTGCCCGCCAGCAAGGTTCCGACCTGTTGGGCCTCAGACCAGAGGGCGACGGCCCAACGGCGAGTCAACCAACCATACACCAGGTTCTCCGCCCGGGCCATTTCCCGGTACGGGATCGGATAGGTGACGTTGAAGGACTGGCGGGGCTTCTTGCGCAGCCGCACCCGCTGCTCCGACCCATCATTGGTCGTGAGCACGTCCGTTTTCCACTCCAGGACCTCCTTGGCGGGAGCCTCGAAGATGTACGGCAGTGCGACGATACGCGAGCCCAGCACGCGGAGGTCGCCGTCATCCACCGTCCCATCCCAATCAAAATGGAAGATGGCGTTGATGTCCGGCGGGCCGTCCGTGGTGACGGTCAGCTGATAGGTCTTGGTCTCCAGAGCTGCCCAGGTCGCGGGCGGGACGGCCCCCACAAGGGAAATACCACCGCCGTTCTGAACTTGGATATTCTGGAGTTGTCGGCTGTTGAAAAAGCCGTTCCACACCTCGATTGCGAACTGCTGCTCACTCACGAGGTTGCCCACGTTGATGTTCGAGGGCCGTATGTGGATGCGGTTGTAGTAGTCGTCCAGAAAGGTCGGCATGCGCCAGCCCGTCGAAACCTCCCCGGCTTCGCTGATGGGGAGGTTGTTCTGGACGGAGCCGAAGCCGTCCGCGGTTCGCTCCCAAGGCGTACTGGGCGGGCTTTGATCGTCCCACGCATAGGAATCCAGCCCGACCGCCCAATCAGGGGTCGGGGCTCGCAGGGTATCCAGCCCCACGAAGGCTTGCGTGGTGATCACCGCCATATCAAGTCACCTTCTTGTATGCGATTCCCCGTTGGACGGACCGCCCGCCCTTCTGGTACCAAGGAAACACTTTCCACGTCTCCGACCCCAGCGTGAACTCCTCCCCGGGCTGATACAGGGTCATGTCCATGTAGCGCAGGCCCGGCATGACTCCGACCGGGTTCAGGTACTCCTCGTTGCGATTGACCGACACGATCTGGGGCAGGAGAATCCCGACCCCGTTCATGGGGTTCGGAGACATCGACATCAATACTTTATCGTGAACCGCCCCACCTTGGCAAGCCTGACCTGTCTGGGTGTAGGTCGGGCGGCGCGAGGAGTGACACCAGTTGTTGAAGGAGTCGAACTGAGCCCGGAGGAAGGACCCGGATTTGGTTGGAGCGGAGCCGTCCATGTAGCCCGCCGCCCTGAAGGGGACCTCCTCCAGAGCATAGCTCGCGTTCTCCACATCGGAACCCAACCAAGTGCCGTTTCCGGTAGTGGTTGCGGGGTGCTCGCCCCCGGTGGCGTAGAAGAACCGCCCCCCGCCCGGGGCCGCGGAGTTAAACAAGTCCAGGGCTCCGAAGCCCAGGCGCTGGAAGATAGTGGACGCCACCTCCAGCTCCAGGTAGATGGTCTTGCTGTCCGGCGCAAACAAGTGGTAGGACGGGAACGGCCCGAAGTAGATAGGCAGCGGAAGATTGGCATGCGCCTGGTCCCCGCCCGAGGTCGAAGTGCGCAGCGGATAGCCGGGCTGGCGGTCCCAAGTCGCCCCGGCGCTGTAGCCGTCCGAACCGTTGATGGCAATCCCGTATCGCCCGGTGGCGCCGGACCCGTTTATGGTGATGTTCTCGTTTTGGTAGCTGCGCAAATTGACGTAGGACGCCCCCTTGCTCAGACATAGCTCGCGCCCGGAGCCCGCCGCCGCATCGCGGTTCACGGTCCAACCCTGGGCCGCGGCGAAGTCCCGCAGCTTGATCAACATGTCGTTCGGTCCGGTCGCGGACCCAGTTTCATAAGCCATGATTCAATTCTCCCTCAATCCATCGACAGCGCCCAGTGCTCGTGGATCGTGTTGCGGTAAGCATTCTGGAACACCACGTGAGTCTTGCCATTGAACACGGTCGTGTTCTCCGCGCTGTTTTGGTACCCGCTGATTGCAAACGTCCCCTCCAGCTCCCCGAGGACTTGGGCAGGCGACCGCTGAATCAGCACGCAAGGCTGGAGAATATACCCGCCGCCCAAGCACTCGCGGTAGGGGCGCAGGCCCGAGGACCACTGGCCGTTCATGCAGTGAGGCCAGACGTTGCGCAAACCCCCGTTGTTAATACCGACGTTGTAGGGAGGCGAGCTGCTAACGGTCGGACCACCCACGCCCTCGCTGTTGCTCGAAGCATAGGCTGAACGGTTGCCGTGGTAGTTCCATGCTCCTTCCGGGCTGCGCAAGTAAAGGGTTGCCCAGTTCGTTTCGCCTTCCGGGTAATTCTGAGTGCCCGGTCCGGGGTACACGCCATGGGCGAAGCTCACGTAAGAATAACGCCACTCCGCGGACCGGGCACTGTCGTTGATGGGGCAGAGGGAACCGCCGACTGCGAGCGGGTACGGGTATTGATTGGGCGTAGCATACGGGAGGATGAAACCAAGATAGCCTCCCTCATAGTTCGTACCGACCTTGATACAGAACCGGAAGGAGCGGCCCGAAGCCACCATCCAGTACGGCATGGTGGTGTTCCACAGCGGGACCATCGGGGTTGCCCGAGTGTATTGCGCCCCGTAGCCCGGGAGGGCTCCTGGTTGGTTGAACCAGGAAGGCTCGTTGGCGTCATAGCCCGTGTATCCGTTCATGAACAGATTGTACCAACCCGCTGCGCTGTCGTACTCCGCCCGGATGCCGGTGTAGATTTCGTCCAGACCCGAGTTGCCCAGGGCCTTTAGGATGACCTCCGACCCAAAGTGGTTGGCCACCGTCTCATCCGCTTCGAGCAGGAGGAGTTCCTGCCACCCGATGTAGCTCACCACCTGAGTCGCGTCCCAGATGATCTTCCAGTACAGGTGCGAACCCGGGGTGCCGGGCACGGCGAAGTCCCGGCGCTCCCCGGCGGACCAGTTCGGCGCGTTCGAGACGGTCAGGGCCGTAGTCCAGGCGGTTCCGTCATCCGAGTATTGGAGCCGGAAGGACTTGGGGGCATAGCTCGCGTAGCTGGTCCCGATGGGGGCCTTGATGCGCACGGTCTTGACTTCGCGCGCCTGTCGCAGTTTCCATTGACCATAGCTGCTCCCGGCGGAGAAGCCTGAGTTGGTGTACCAGAAGGACTCCGAACCGTTCTGGGCGGGATTGTTCGTGTTCAGTGACCGCGGATCATAGCGGAATGTGTGAATTTGTTTCCGACCGTTACCCGTGAAGGAGTCCGGGAGGCTGGTGGTGTACGTGTCGATGTTGTCCCGGCGGACACGCAGCGCCTGCCAAGCCTGACCTGCCGACACCAGTGCCGCGTTCGTGGTAAGAAAGGCGATGATCTTGCTGAAGAAGTCCTCAAAGTTCGTCGCGGTTCCGATTTCGTTTGCCATGTTCTATCCTCAACTGTTCACAACCTGGCGGACCGCGCCAGCGTTGCGTTGGATCACGTTCAGCAGGACCCGCTCGCCCGAGGAGCTGGTCAGGTAGTCCTGCATCAGGTTCGGGTCGATCACGTTCACAACCCGGATCGCGGACCCACCGCCCTGCTGCCCCTCGCCACCGCCCTGACGCGCTTCGTCGCGCTCCTGGGACGGAGTACGGATGGAGACATTTTCGCCCGGCGTAGCACGGAAGGCAACCAGCTGAGAGTCTGTGCCGCCGGTTCCGCCCACGGTGAAGTCGCCGCCGAAGGCAAAGCCAGGCGTTTGGGCGATGATCTGTGCGACGTTCGCAGCCGCCACCGCGCCGGTCGCCGCGGCGAGGGCGTAGTTGGCCGGGGGCGGAGCGGAGGCCAGGGCCTTCTGAACCGCCAGCACGCCGTCGATGGTCGCCGTGGTGATCGCCGCCGCCTTGCCGATTGCCGCCAGCTTCTTGTTCTCCGACCGGGACAGCCCGGACAGAGTGGAGAAGAAGTTGCGCTGGGTGGACAGGTTCTGCTCAGTGATCTGGGCCTGGACCCGAGCCTTCAATTGCTGGGCGGTCTGCTCGCTGATGAGGTCGGCTTGCCGCATCTCATCAATCCGCGCGTACATCTGCTCATACTGCGACAACATCGCCTGCTGGGCTTCGACCGTACCCGCGAGAAGGTCCGCGTTGGACTCCACCAGGAACTGGTTTGCCTGGGCCTGCGTGATCGCCCCCGCGGTCAGCAGCTCGTTGATCGCCGTGAGCTGGGCGGTGAACTCCTGCTGGGGTCCGAGGATAGCCTGGAGGACCTGGTTGCGGGTTTCCGCCGCCCGGGTTTCCGCCTGAATCAGGGTCAGCTTCTCGCGGAGCTGCTTCAGCTCCTGGTCCCCGAGGATGATGCCTTGATAG